GAGGCTGTACGAGCTAACACTAACCGTATCGAAGGCTCCTTCCGTAGAGATCGTTTCAAGAACCCACCAAGCTACCAAACACCTGAATACGAATAAGGAGTAAGATATGTCATTCCGCTCCTTTGACTTGCTAAACCTCGTAAGAGACTTTGGCTCAGATGTAACACTAAGGAAGACCAGTACGGCTGGAACCTATAACCCTGCTACAGGTACAGTAGATGGTGCAGCCACCACAGACTATACTGTGAGTTCTTACTTCTTTAATTTCTCTGTGGGGCTTCCCATTGGTGACGAAGTTCGTCGTGGGTCTAGCCGCTGTATTATTCCAGCACTAGGTCTTGCTGTCGTCCCCGATGATGAAGATAAGGTTATCGGTCTCGGTAATACATACGAGATCGTATCGGTGCAAACCTTCTACAGTGATGGTCTTGCCATCTGCTATGTGTGTGAGGTTAGAGACTGATGAGTATTCAAGCAACAATGAACGCCTTTAAGGATAAGATAGAAAACAGGGTCGCTGATGAAGTTGAACAAAAGTTCGATGAGATAGCTTCCTACGCAGTTTATGTTGCTGTCCCTGACCAATCTATCGACACAGGTGCTTATGTAACCTCATTTTCCATTGGTAAAGCGGGTTTTAGTGGCGGTAGGAGCAGAAGCTCAGACAACAGGCCCAAGAACCAGAACCCACAAGCCATGAAAGACCAAGCCTACTCTCAGCTTATCGGTGACATAGATCGTATAGACTTCAAAACAATGCTAGAGTCTGGTGATGCAAGGTTTACTCTTCGTAACCGATCCCCTCACGCTAGAGATGTTGAGGATGGTACTAACTGGAGACGCTCGGGATACCACGTCTTCGCAAAGATTAGGAACCAGTTCGGATGAGTATTTACAATGACATTCGTGCCGCTCTTGAGAGCCACTTAGCTAACACCGCTGGACTACCCTCTGGAATAGCCTATGAGAACGTCTCATTCGAGCCTCAGACAGGCACTAGCTTCCTCAAGGTATCCTTTGTCCCAACGTCTCGTAGACCCGCTGTACGAGGCTTAAATCCGCAACAACGGTATCAAGGCGTCTTCCGTGTATTCTGTTACACACCCGAAGGTAATGGCCCGTCTACTGCTGACGATATATCCAACAAGGTTATGACAGCCTTTGAAGCTACAACCGACATCTCTTTTACTAACGGTGATGCTGAGACCTTCATAGTCTCCATTGACTACGCTGAGAGAGACAATGGCTTCGTAGATAGCCCGTGGTATTACACGGTAGTTAATATCGGTTGGTATATCTACTCATAAAGAAAGAACCACTATGACTAAAGCAAGTAAGAATTTTGTCTACTCAGGCAAGACATATCTCATCGGAGATGAGGTTCCCGCTAAAGTAGCTACGGCTGTTGACCCTTCCTGCACGGAAAAGCCCAAAGCTAAGAAACCAACATATACTAACACTATTCTTGAAGGAGAATAAACATGGCTTTTGCACAAGGTAGCCGTTCCAGTCTCTCGTACATTGCAGAGACATCTTTCGGCACTACGCCATCCACGCCCACTTTCGCTAACCTTCCGATTAACTCACACTCCTTGGACTTGACCAAAGATCGTGTTGAAGGTAATGAAATCCAAGCTGACCGTATGACACGAGTTGACCGTCACGGTAACAAGCAAGCTGGTGGCTCTATCGAAGTTGATCTTCGTAAAGGTGACTATGATGAACTGCTAGAATCAGCTTTCTTTAACTCGTATGCCACTGACGTATTGAAGGTTGGAACTACACCTAAGTTCTTTACAATCGAAGATGCAGCTAACGACATCAACCAGTTCCGTCTGTTCACAGGTATGGCAGTTTCTACCGCCAGCTTTTCCATCGCCCCTAACCAGATGGTCACAGCGACTTTCGACATGGTTGGCAAAGGTATGACACAGGCTGGTACAACAGGTTCCACTGGTGGTTCGCCAACACCTTCGACAACTAACTCACCTTTCGACAGCTACTCAGGTACTATCACAGATGGTGGCTCAGGTATTTCCATCGTTACTTCGATTGACTTTAGCCTCTCTAACTCTTTGGCTCCTACCTTCGTAGTTGGCGCTGACAATGCACAATCACTTGAGTTTGGTAGTGCTGTCGTTGAAGGTACAATGACAGTTTACTACGAAGATGAAACACTCATCAACAAGTTCTTGAATGAAACAGAAAGCTCAATCACCGTATCTGTTGACGATCCTACAAGCTCCAACGCATATACATTTGAGTTCCCTCGTGTAAAATATAATGGTGCGTCTGTACCACTTCAAAACCCTCAGTCTCGTCTGATTACACTGCCATTCGTGGCTCTGTACGACACAGTTGAGAACACAAACTTGAAGATGACACGCACATCGTAATCCCTAGCTAGGGCGGGGAGGCGTTGGTGTCGGGTCTGATGCCTCCCCACTATAAATCACCCGACATAACCTCGACAACACATCAAAAGGAATCCCGATATGGACTTGATGAACATTGGTACTACTAAAGAAACTACAGATGTAACCCTGTACAATCCCGTTAACTCTGAAATCCTAACTAATGAGGATCGTTCAGAGATGACCATTACAGTACATGGGCCATACTCGAAGAAATACAAAACTATCTCTCACGCTCAACAGAACCGCCGCTTGATGAAAGCGCAACGGACTGGTGGTAAGCTCAACCTCACTGCTGAGGAAATTGAAGCATCCGCATTAGACCTTCTGGTAAAGTGCGTGAGTGGATGGAACATTACCCTCAGTGGTGAACAACCAGACTGTACAGAAGCTAAGGTACGAGAAGTGTTTGACGCACTCCCTTGGGTTCGTGAACAGGTTGATGCTGCCTTGGGTGATGCACAGGCTTTTTTGGACAAGTAAGGGCTGAACTAGAGGAGTACGCTGAGTATTCCTTTAGGATGGGTAGGAAGGTCTCTGGTAGCAAAGGTAAGGCTACAGAGGCCGACCACCTAGCCCAAGTCGCCAAACAGCTAGGCAAAGAACTAGCGGAAGTTGAACAGGCTAATGCTGACGCAATCTTCCCTGATGCAGCCTCTCACTTATGGGCAACCTTCATAGAACTACACGATGGTAGAACTTACGGTATGAGTGGCCCTAACCCAATATCTTATGACATCATTAAAGCATGGTGTGATATTACAAGTGTAGACCTTTCGCCTTGGGAGGTAAGCATTATAAAGTCTCTGGATAACCTCTGGATTAAAACTACTGGCGAGGAAGATAATGGCTGACCTGATTCAAATTGGCATTGACGTTAACACTAATATCAAACAAGCTACTGCCGATCTTGACAAGATGGGTGGTTCTGTTGTCAATAATATCCGTACAATCGACAGACTTGAATCCGAAGTTAAGCAATTAAACAATGCCCTCAGTAAAGGTAGTGCTACGGAAGCTGCTTATGCCAAAGGTATGCGTCAAATAAACAATGAACTTTCTGTATTCCAACAGAGGGCTTCTAAAGCTGCAAAAGTAGAAAAGAGATTTGGTACTGCTGCTGCCACTGGCGGTAAGTCCATGAACAGGTTCAATGTTGCACTGCAACAAGGTGGTTTCCAACTACAGGATTTCGCAGTACAATTACAGTCTGGTACAAGTTTCTTCACCGCTTTCGGCCAACAGGGTTCTCAGTTCGCTGGTATCTTTGGCCCTCAAGGGGCTGTGATTGGTGCTATCATAGCCGTAGGTTCCGCTCTAGGTGGTATGGCAGCAAAGACCCTCATGGCAGGTAAAGAGCTAAGGGACTACGAGGAGATTGTTAAGGATACCACAGATGCTCTGGAAGAGTTGACTAAGGCCACAAGCGCAGCCTCTATGTCAAACAAGGAGCTTGAAGAAAGTTTTGGTTCTGCCTCGGTTGAGATCAAAGGGACTTTAGCACTACTGCGTGATATAGCTAAGAATGAAGCTCAGAGAGCCATTGATAGCTTGAGTGATTCATTGGTTGAGTTGTACCAAGTGGCAGGTGACGGTGAGAAGAGACTTGGGATCGCAGAGTTCTTTGATGTCAACATTATGATGGCTTTCACAAGATCGGGTAAGCAAGCCGTTAAAGAAGCTAGACTTTTAACTGGAGAGTTTCTAGGTGCGCAAAATGCCCTAGCTGCATCCAAGGGTAACTTAGAGGGTCAAATAGACGCCACCCAAAGGTTACTTAATTCTGCTGAAACCCTAGCTGATCTTGATGGGGAACGAAATCAAGAAGAAGAAGAGTTAATAAAGAAACTTGGGGAGAGCTTGCTTAAAATGCAAGAGGCTCAAACCGTTAAGACAAAGACCCTTTCAACCCATAAGGACATTCTAGGTACAGAAGAGGGCTTGGCTCTTGAGACAGATGCTTTAAACAAGCTCTTTGAGGATCGTCTCGGTACTATAGACGACACCGCAAACTTGTACGAAGATATTCTAGGTTCCTCCAAGGGCTTATCGCAAGCGGAAAAAGCGTTAAATAAATTCTACGAGGATCGTCTTGGTACTATTGATGATACAGCTAACGAGTATGTAGATGTTTTAGGCTCTGAGAAGGGATTAAGTGCGGCAGTAGTGGGAACCAATAAGTTTTACGAAAGTAGACTTGGCACTATTGATGATACAGCTAATGAGTATGTAGATGTTTTAGGCACAGAAGAGGGTCTAAATAAATCTGTAGATGCCTTAAATCAAATGTATCAAGATCGCTTAGATAAACTTCAAGCTATGGCAGATGCTTATGATGATATATTGGGTTCAGAAAAAGGTCTAGCAGAAGCAGAGGCAGCTAGGCTTGCCCTAACACAAGTTGGAGACTCAGGTTATGTTGGTGGTCGTGGGGGAGATCCAAGGGACTTCACTAATTTAGATGAGTTTAGAAGACAGCTTAAAGATGTAACAAAAGAAACTAAGAACTTAAAAAAGGGTATGACAGATGCCGAAAGGGCCGCTGAAAAACTTCGTCAGGAACTAGAAGCGCCAATGGTTAAGGCCATAGATAGTGTATCTAATGCCTTCGGTGACTTCATAGCTGATGGCCTAAAAGACTTCAAGAGCTTCGCAAAATCTATCGTCGGTTCCTTCAAGTCGATGATCTCACAGATGATTGCCACTGCCGCTCGTAACAAGATTATGCTGTCGTTGGGCATGGGTGGGACTGCTTTTGCAAACGCTGCTACTGCTGGCAATGTGGCTGGTGTTGGTGGTAACGCTGCTTTTGGCCCCATAGGTTCTTTCATGGGTTCTTTCGCTGGTGGTGGTGCTGCTGGTACAGGTCTCTTGGGTGGTTTAGGGACAGGTATTGGTGCCTTTGGTGGAGGCATCGGTGCTGGTTTTGGGGCTTCCTTTGGTTCCCTTGGTACACTACTAAGTGGAGGTTCAACCGTAGCTGCTGGTGGTGCAGGTTTCGCTGCTACTCTAGGTGCTGCAATCCCAGCTATTGCCGCTGTAGCTGTAGTCGTAGGTCTCTTGAGCAAGAAGACTAAGCTCCTCGACAGTGGCCTGAGAACTACTGTCGAAGGCTTTGACGTAGCCATAGATACATTTAAGAAGACACAGAGTAGTCGTTTGTTTGGTTTACTTAAAGGTAGCAAGAAAACAGGTTACGAAGCTGCAAGTGCAGAAGTTGCTGATCCACTGATTGAAGCTATCGGTAACATGCAGCAGAGGATAGTTGATGCCGCTGGTACTCTAGGTATCGGTGCAGATGCTTTTGATGACTTTAGCTACCAGTTCAAACTGTCTCTTAAAGGTCTAACAGAAGAGCAACAGCTACAGAAGATCAACGAAGAGATCATTAAGATGGGCGATAGCTTCGCCTCTCTGACTGGTCACTTTGAGACCATGAACGAATTACTTGCCGTTTCTCAACAGCGGTATGACTTAGAGACACGAAAGCTACAAGTTCTTGGTGATACTGAAGCTCTTCTGGCACGACAAAGAGAAATTGAGTTAGCAAGTGTTCATGACCTTAACAGAGAGTTATTGCTTGAAATACACGCCCTAGAAGACCTAGCTATGGCTGTAGATGAAACTACAGGTGCCGTAGGTGATGCAACGGAAGCCTTTAACTTGCAAGTTCGCAGCCTACAGGCTCTGGGTGATGCTGAGGGGCTACTGGCACTAAGACGACAGAATGAGCTTGAGAATGTCAATGAGCTTAACAGAGAGTTGTTGTTAGAGGTTCATGCACTAGAAGACCTAGCTATGGCTGTAGAAAACACAACCAGTGAAGCTGAGAAGATGGCTTCTGCTTTGGAAGATGCTTCCAGTGCTGTAGAGGATGCTGCTAGTGAGCTTCAAGACTTACTAGAGGAAAGCCTAGACGCTGCATTGGGTGGGCTTGAAAGAGCTATTGATGCCCGTAAGGATGCCATTAACAGGCAGTATGATACCCTTATCTCTGGACTAGAGGATAGACTAGGGGTTGCTAATGAAGCTGCAAGCAGGTCTGCTGAAGTATATAGCATCCTGTCTGGTGCATTATCTGGTCGCTCTTTAACACAAGCAAGTTTTGCTGGTCGTCAGTCTGCAAGAGATTACGTCTCAGGTGGTGGTACAGATACAGAGAAGTTACAAGCTGCTGTAAATGTTTTGTCGGAGCCATCACGCCAGTTGTTTGGTTCTTTTGAGGACTACGCTCGTGACTTTGCTCTCACATCTAATGTTCTCAAGAAGAGCAAAGATGCAGCAGAAGCACAAATGACTGCTGATGAGCAAGCTGTAACTCTACTACAACAGCAAATAGAGCAATCTGCTAAAGATCGTGATGACCAACTAAGGGTTCTTGATGAGCAACTTGACGCTGCGATACTACAGGTTGACACCCTAAAGGGTATCGACACTTCTATACTATCTGTAGATGAAGCAATGCAAACTGTTCGTGATGCTATGACAACATACGAACAGACACAAGCTAATCACTCAGAACTCAATAACTCTGTTCTGACGATACAACAAGCTATAAACAATCTTGCGGGTGCAGTACAAGCACAAGCTGCCGCTCAAGCTGCTGCCGCTGCTGCTGCTCAAGCACAGGCTGCTGCTCAAGCACAAGTTGCTGCTGCACAAGAGAAGTTAGCCATTGCTCAGTCTGGCGCAAAGACCGATGTAAACTCTACTGCCGCTAGTATTTCTCGGAGTGAGGCAGCGGCAATTAGTGCTGCAACACCTATGTCAGCGGCAGAGCAAGCCATGTTAAATAGGTTCTCTGGTGGGGAACGTCCTGACCATATCAAACGTGCTATAGCGGAGGGTAAGAGATACGATCCTTCTGTTGGAGGATACCGTAAGTTTGCTATGGGGGGTTATCACACTGGTGGTCTTCGTATGGTTGGTGAGGCAGGCCCAGAACTTGAAGTTACAGCTCCAAGTCGTATCTACAGTAACTCTCAGACTAGGGACATGATGTCTAACCCTGAGTTAACTCAAGAGATTAAAGAGTTACGCAGGGAGCTTTCCGATAGTAAAGCAGAGCAACGTGCAGCTAGTGTCGCTATGGTTAAGTACAACAAGCGTACAAGTGACCAACTCCGTACTTGGAACTCCGTGGGTCTACCACAAGAAAGGACTAACTAGCTATGGATATTATTAAGCCTATTACCGTAACAGATAGTGTCTTAACTTCAACCAACATAGCTGAGAATGACTACGCTGAGTGGAACTCTGGTACAACTTATGCTATAGGAGACAAGGTTATCTCCGTCACGACACACCGTATATACGAAAGTGTCACAGCTAGTAACCTTAACAACGACCCAACTACAGACGATGGAACTAATTGGTTAAACATTGGTGCTACTAATCGGTGGAAAGCATTTGACCAGTACATCAGTGACCCTGTAAGTAATACGACAAGTATCCAGTACACACTTACACCTCCAAATGGTAGTATCCCCTCTGCTGTTGCCTTACTCAATCTTAAGGGCATCTCAGCAAATGTAACTGTCACAGATAGTGTTGATGGTGAAGTTTATAATACTGACATTGATCTACTAGATAACCGTAACATTGTCGATTGGTACACATACTTCTTTGAAGAGCAGGTACAACGAGAGGAAGCTCTATTCCTTGACATTCCACCTTATATTGGTGCTGTTGTTAGTGTAACTGTTCAAGAGGAAGTTGGTCAAACGGCAGAGCTAGGGCAGCTTGTCTTTGGTTTCCTTAGTGACGTTGGCCTTACAGTTTACGGAACATCTATCGGCATTGAGGATTACAGTATTAAAGACAGAGATGCCTTCGGTAATGCTATTATCGTTCAAAGAAACTTCTCTCAGACTGTAGACTTTGATGTTCAGTTTGAAACACAGAACGCAAGAAAGATACAAAAAACTCTTGCTGCACTAAGAGCCACGCCTGTAGTTTACTTGGGGTCTACAGATGTTTCTTATGGTACGCTTGTCTATGGGTTCTACCGCCGCTTTGACATAACTTTAGAAACCCCATCTTATGCGTTTGCATCCATAGAAGTAGAAGGTTTGACATAATATGGCATATCCACCGATTACCACACTACCAACGGCTCCCAGTCGTTCCCGTCCCACAGTATTCGCTGATGAAGCTGATGCCTTTCTGGGAGCATTACCTACCTTTGGAACTCAAGCTAATGCTCTCGCAGACTACGTTGAAGGGCAAGCCACCGATGTAGACGCAGATGCCACAGCCGCTGCTGCTAGTGCCTCTAGTGCCTCTACGAGTGCTACAAGTGCTGCCGCTAGTGCTACTGCCGCTGCTCAAGTTGCTGCTGCATGGGTGTCGGGAGCTTCCTACACAGTGGGTACGGTTGTATATTCCCCCATTGATTTCCAGACGTATCGTGCTATCACGACACACTCAGGGCAAACTACAGACCCATCTGAGGATGCAACTAACTGGGTAGCTATCGGCGGTGGCGGTGGTGGTGGTGGCCTCACAAGTCAAACTGCTACAACTACAACTACATCACAGACCTCCATTGCTACTTATGATGTAGCTGAATACACAGCTATGGAGCTTACAGTAGTTTCTGACAGTGCATCTAACAGGACAATCACTAAGTTGCTTGTCGTTCACAATGGTACTACAGCGTCTGCTACACAATACGGTGAAGTAAGCACTGGTACAACTCTGGCTACTTATGATGTAGACATCTCAGGTGGTAATGTTCGTCTACTAGCAACTCCAGCTTCTGCTACTAGCACAGACTTTACGACTAAAGAGAACTTGTTTACTCCAGTAGCTTAAGACTAACGACAAGGGGAAAGGTGAACCATGTCAAACGATAAAGACTTCAAAGTAAAGAACGGTATCCAGCCCACGGTATATCAGGAGGGCTTGGGTACTGTTGTGTCTGGCAGTGTGGCTGTAGGGTATGACTTGGAGAATGCAACATACGACAACGTATCGTCTTCTATATCTGAAGGTGGGGCGCAATATGGCATAGCTTACAAATCAGATGGAACTAGATTTTATTTTATAGATAACCCAACAACTACAGGGTATCAGTATAATCTAACTACTGGTTGGGATGTTAGCACAATGTCTTACGCCAACAAGTCATTTAACTTTGGCAATCAAGATGGTGGTGCGCTTGCGGTAGCAATTAGTTCTGATGGAACTAAAATGTATATGATAGGTTATTCAAATGATAGGGTCTATCAGTACACTTTAAGCACCCCTTACGAACTTAATACGGCAAGTTATGACAGCGTGTCTTTCCAAGTTGTTAGTCAGGTAACTAATGCAAGAGGTTTGTCTTTTAAGTCTGACGGGACTAAAATGTATATAGGAGATACAACAGCCGAAGCTATCTTCCAGTACTCCCTTTCTACTGCATGGGATGTTTCTACTGCATCCTACGATAGTGTTTCTCTTGATGTATCTACACAGACTACCTCCATAAATAGTTCAGATATATCACAAGATGGAAAATACATAGTGATAACAGGTTCGAGTGGTTCTGACACTCAAATATATCAATATCTCCTATCTACTGCTTGGGATTTATCTACTGCTTCACATGATAGTACACTCACCGTAACTTCAGTAGATAACGGGCCTCTTTCTGCTTGGTATAACAATGATGGTAGTAAGTTATTTTATAGTGGTTATAGTGCTGATGCGGTTTATCAGTTTACGTCAGGCTCCACCCTAATCACCAACACCCTAGACCTATCCACTGGTAGTGCCTTCCAGATCACCCCAACGTCT